CATGTCCATGGCCATTTTCTGCGCGTCCTCAAGGCCGCGCACCTTGCCCAGCTTTTCCATGCCGTTGCGCAGGCGGTCGGTGTCCTTGGCCAGGGAGCTGATCACCTGCGCGCCCTCCCCGCCAAACGCCTCCATCAGCTTGGCGCTGGCCGACGCACTGGTCAGGTCGCCCAGCTTGCCCTGCAGCTTGTCCATGATCTGCAGCATGGGCAGCGCCTTGCCGTTGGAGTCAGTGAACTTCAGGCCCATTTTTTCGGACGCAGCGCCCAGGTTTTCGAAGAACGCCTTGTAACGCCCGCCGGCGTCGCCGCCTTCCATGGTGCTGCTCAGCGAGCCGATCACCGCGAACTGCTCGGCAATATCAACCCCGGCAGCGGTCGCGATAGAACCCACTTCCTTGAAGGCGTCCTTGAGTTGGGCGCCGTCGGTGCGGAACAGCTGCACCGCCAAAGCGGTCTGGCCACCCAACTTTTCAACCCATTCGCCCTTGCCCATGACGTCAGCCTGGCCTTTGAACAGGTTGTACATGGTGCCCACGTAGGCGCCCATGGTCTCGGCGTCGGATTTGGTGGCCTTGGCCAACAGGTTGCTGGTGTTGGTGAAGGTGGCCAACTGGCTGCCGGTCAGGCCCTTAATGGCGCCCTCAATGCTGTAGGCCGACGCGACAAAATCCCGGGCGTTCTCGCCGTAGTTCACCGAGAACTCCAGAGCCTTTTGATTCAACGCACTCAGCGCATCTTCGGCCACGCCCAGGGATTTAACCTCGCCCAGGGCGCGGTTCATCTCAAGCGCGGGCTGCAGTGATTCGTTGATGCCGACAAAAGCGCCCGTCACACCGGCAAGGCCCATGCCCATGGTCTTGATGTTCTTTTCGCTTTGCTCGGTCAGCTCGGAAAAGCCCATCTTCACCTTGCCCAAGGGCGCGGTGACCTTGTCGGTCAGGGCCAGGATGAAGTCCAGGCGGGCGCTACGATCGGCCATGTGGTTCCTATCCGTTCAACGCACGGGCAATGCCGCTTGCCACGGCAAATTCCATGCGTTTCCAGTGTTCGTCTTCCAGCCACTTGGCCGTGCCCATGTTCTCGATGCTGGGCTCGGCACCAGGTAGCCAACGGTTGGTCAGGGCCAGCAACTGGCCCAGGCCGTCTTCGGTCAGGCGGTCAGCGTGCTCAAGGGCTTTTTTACGATGATCTCGACGTCAGGCGCGTACTCCTCGAGGAGCGCACCGGCCACCTGCATGGTCATCACTGGATTGGCCAGCAGCTCGCGCAAACCGGCTTTTTCAGCGGGCAGCACGGTGCCGCTCAGCAGGTTGAAAGACGGTGCCACCTTGTTGTTGGCGGTCATGGCGTTGAAGTACTTGGTCACGTCCTGGGGCGTCAGGGTGAAGGTGAATTCCTTGGTGCCGATTTCCAGGGTGATTTCGCGGGCTTGGGTCATGTTCATATCCGTTGTGGTGGTGGGTTTTAGGGTGTTGCAGTTCAGCGCAGGCACACCTGGTGCACGTAGTCCTGCAGGCCCAGGATCATTTGCTTACTGAGGGCGAGCTGATCTCTGAGGGTGAAATAATCCGGTCTAACGTTTGCTGTGAGTTCGGCGGTGGTTGCATCAACCACGCCGCCGGTGCTGGCTTTTTCGGTGCCGGCAGCGCTGCAGGTGGCGTTGACGCGCAGCCGCTGACGGCGATCGTCAACAGCAAGGCGCAGCTCAAGGTTTGAAGCGCGTTCATGGTCCAGCTCCAGGGTTCGTTTCAGATCGATCGCGTCACGGTCGGCCAGCATTTCGCCGCTGATGCGGGCGGCTTCACGTAGGCCCATCACTTCAAACAGGGCTTTGTCGCGCTCCAGGCGGGCGGTGTCGCGTTGCCCCTGCAGGATGTCGAAGGCCACAAACGCCACCAGGCACAGCAGGAGGGGAAACAGGATCTCGCGCAGCATCACAAGTCCTCCGCGCACATGGCCGCTTCGGCGCGCCGGCGAGCGTGCAGGCCCGGTACAAAGCGCTTGCGGCCCTGGGCGTCGGTGACCGACGACCACACCGGACTCTTGCCGTCGGGGCCCCACGCGAGTGCCTTGCAGCCTTCGGCGATCTTGCCGGCATTGATCAGGCCCACGGCGCGACTGGCGCAGGTGCTCGGCGTACCAAAGTTGTGGCCATGGCTGCTCAGGGCGTCGAAGGTCTTCTGCCCGATCGCCTGATTGGTCAGGCAGTCAGCCAGTGCCAATTGGCCCTTCTCGACCACCAACTGTTCCACCTCGGCGCAGCGCGCTGGCGACCAGTAGTCACCCACAATCAACGGATACGGGCTGGTGTAACGGGTGATGCCCTTACACACCGTCGGCAGGCCACTGGCCAACTTGTCCGCGTAGACGGTGTTCTGGCCGTTACCTTCCCAGGTGCCCAAGAACACGACCAGTGCGGAGCTGCAGAGCGTGACGCCACCGGCGGCGATCTTGCCGCGCAGGCTCATGGGAACAGGATCCGCAGCAGCGCCGGCCCGACCATCTGCGCGACCACACCCAGCACCGTCAACACCGCCAACATACGGGTGACCTTGGTACCGATGTCGGACACGGTGGCGGTCAGCTCGCGCTGGCCATCGTTCAGATCCGAGAGCTGCACAGCCATGTGTTCGAATTCGCCTTCCAACCGGGTGACACGGGTCGGCACGGTTTCATGACGTTCTTCCAGGTCGCTGACACGGTGTTCAAGCACAGCGAAGCGGCTTTCCAGGGTGCCTTTGGGCTTGGCGCGTGAGGTCATCGGCGCTGTCCTTGCTCAACAAGTGATTGGCATGGAACACAGCGAGTCATCCCGCCCAGGGCCTGGCGCTTTTCCGGGATAGGCTTATCGCAGTCTTCGCAGTGGGTCAGGCTTGGCCCGCTCGGCCGTGCTGCAGCAAGTGCGGCCGCGATCGCCGCGTCACGCTGACGTTGTTCCAGGGCCTGGGCGCGATCGAACGGGCAAACCATCAGCGCAGGCCCTCGATCTCGGCCGCAGCCAGGTACGGCACGCCGTTGACGCGAATGAAATCCGGGCTAGTGACGTCAAAAGGCACCTTGTGCTTGGACTTCTCGCCGCCCTTGGGGTCGACACTCAGCAGGCTGGATACCTTCAACTTGCAGCCGAAGGCCTCAATGCGCAGCTCTTCATCGCCGGCCTTGGCGAAGAACACCGAGTCGAAGGGCTCCAACTGTCGGAAGCTGCCGGCAGTGCGTGCGGCCTCGATCAGCAGGTTGAAGTTGCTGGTGTCGAATTCGAATTCACCGCTGCACGACACATCACCGTCGACGTGCCCGTTGGGCACACCACGGGATTGCGCCACGGCGGTGTTATCGGTGATGTCCAGGGTGCAGCTTTCAACATGGATCTGCAGGTCGCCCAGGTTGATGTCGAAGTTTTTACCGCCAATACGGGACATACGGGATTACTCCGAATCGTCGTTGGAAAGGTCCAGGGCGATGTTCGCCGTGAGGTCTTTCGGGCAATTGAGGGGCTTGATCTTGATGTACACCTCCACCTTGGTTTTGGTGTGCCACATCAGCTGGATGTCGCCGTCTTTCGGGGATTCGATCTCGCCCGGGAACACCTGGCCAGCGAAGGTCGTGGACTTGGCCATCACCCGCAGCGGCTTCATAAACGCGCTGATTGCGGCCGCCATGCTGTTGGCCGTGTTGTTCAGGCGCCGATCGGCAACGCGCAGGATCAGCAACGGGCGCACCTGGCGAGCAGCCTTGTCGGCCAACCGCAGGTACTCAACCACCTGGAAGTCGCTCGCCGGCGCATCGAGCATGTTGCCGTCGCCCCAGAACACGCCCGGGTAGTCGGGGTAGGTTTGCGAGACTGAGAAACGCGCGTTATCGAGTTCCGATCGGATGGCCGATGGCAGGGGTAGGCCGTCTTTGTCTTTGGGAACGCTGCCCAGGGCCAATACCGCGCCGCTGGCCACCCGCATGGGGCTGTCAGCAATGCTGACGGCGGCATTGGCCAGACGCCCAGCCAGGACGCCCAGGTCATTGCCGTGCAACTGGGGCACGACCAGGACACGCGGTGCCGCCAGGTCTTTGGTGATCGCCTTTTGCTGGGCTAGGTATTCCGACCAGGTCTGTTCTGCAGTGATACCGGCGGTGCTGGCCATCACGAACACACGACGGCCGTAGGTGTTGCTGACGGCGATCGCGGCGTCATGCATGGCCGAGAGTTCAGCAGCAGCGGTCACCGGTTTGGTGATCACTACGGCTTCCACAGAAAAGCCCTGCTGCTGGGCCTTTTCCAGTGCGACAAGCCAGTCACCATCGGCAGCAATCGGAGCCGCCAGGCACGCCCAGCGGTCGCCGCCATTGGCCTTGGCCGCCGCGACTTGGGTTTTCAGGTCGCTGACGGGCTGGCCCAGGACCGCTTCCAGGTCGCTGTCGGTGTTCAGGGCGATCAGGCTACCGACGCTCTTAGCGCCGGGACCAATGAACAGGAAATAGCGCTCGATCTCGGTCACGGCACCCTGGCCGAGGTTGAGATTGTTAACGCTGACTTTGCCAAGTGCCATGCAGTGCCTCGTTATTTGGGGGAGTTGAGGATTTGTGCCAGCACCTGGTTAACCAGCAGGCTGGTATCCCGGTCGGTACTGACGCCCAGGAACTGGCGTTTCGGCAGGGTGATTTCCCAGCTTTGCGTGCCGTTGCCCTCGGCCTTTTCGTCGGACAGGATGCGTATCAGCAGGCCCGCCTTGGCGTAGTTCACGTGTTCTTGAATCCATGCCACGGATGGCCGGGAAAGGCTCTTCTTGCCCTTCTGGCGCACCTTGAAGCCCAGGCGGCGCAAGCGCTTGGCCTGTTTGTCCGTCGCGGCCAGGCCCTCGGGCACCTTGTTCCACCGGCGCATCTGCGCGGCAGTACGGCGCTCGGTCGCGCCGTGGTGTTGCTGCGCGGCGACCCAGCCGGTCAGGCCGTTACGCCATCCCAGGGTTGCGGAGTCCGCGCTCACGTTGGTGACCTGGAGCAACTTGCCCAGGCCGGCTTCCATCTTCTTTTTGCCCTTGCCGTCGCCCTTGCGCGCCTCGAAAGCCGAACCGTCCAGGTTGCGCTGTTCGCGGATCCGCTTACGGCTCATAGTCCGAACGCGCTTGGTCACGTTGTTGAGCAAACGCCGGCGCAACTGCGGGGGCAGGCTCAGCAGGGCCAATTGCTCGCGAACGCCCAGGTGGCCCCGTACGTCCAGCTCGAAAGTGCTACGCGCCACCGCCGCGGACCTCGCCTTGCTCAGCAACCCACAGGTCGAAGTCGACCAGGCCCCACTTCTTGCCGAAGGCCTCGACCTTGCCGTTGGGGTCTTCGGCCAGGTGCTGTGCCTCGACAAACTCCAGGGTCAGTTCCAGATCCGCTTCGTCCGGGGTGATCTGGTCGACGGCGAACGTCGGCGCCGGCAGGTCGTCGTCCCGATCGGGATCGTTGGTTTCCAGCCAGCCGCCGAGGAGCGCCATCAACAGCGCCGGGTTGCCGGCGAATCGCTCGATCACGACTACGGCGCGATAACGCATATCGCCCATGTACAGGCCCTGGGTGGTGTCTTTCCAGATCAGGTCCAGGTTGACCTGCTCGGCCCAGCTGTCGATCTGCTCGGGCAGCACCAGATTCAGGCCGATCAGGTAAGTGGTCAGGGCGCGGAGCTTGTTCATAGCAATGCCGCCGTGATGCGGCCACGGCCCTGCAGCGAGCGCACAGCCTGTTGGCTGAATGCCAGGAAGGTTTCCGGGCGATCGGGCAATTCCTTGCCCAGGTTCTCCGCGCTGTCGCGGCGGATGATGGTCACGAACTGCGGCAACAGGCTGGCTTTGGCCCGGCAGTAAACGGCGCGTTTGTACGTCGCTGCTTGAAATGTGCGCTCGGGCAGCACCGTAGGGTCAGCAGATTCCAAGGTGGTGACACCCTGGTTCTGCCAACGCGCTTTGCACGTGGCCAAGTCGCTGTTGACCTCGGTCATCGCCGTGGTCAATTCAGCCGTCAGCAGCTCCACCAGGTATTCCGCCGGCAGGCGATAACCCTTCTGGAACTCGCCCACACCGAGGTTCGGCCAAAAGCCGTCGTTCTCGATCGCCAGTTCCACCAGGGTGGTGGGTTTACCTGAAAAGCTCATGCTGACCGCTCAAATAGGGCGGGGAGCCTGTTTTCAGTGGGACGGTCCAT